TGCGCTAGTAGCAATACTTGCGATGTTTATCTAAGGAGAATAACTTGAACACAGGCATAGTTAATATCAGAGGTAAAGAATATCAGACCGTAGCGTTGCGGGTTCAGAAGTTCCGCGAGGCTCACCCGGATTGGGAACTGTCTACCGAAATAATCAAGGCAGACGATACCGTGGTGATTATGCAAGCCCGGATCTACACAGACCTAGGCAAGTGCATCGCTACGGGTCACGCAGAGGAGTTCAGAGCCTCTAGCCAAATTAACTCAACATCCGCTTTAGAAAACGCAGAGACCAGCGCAATCGGTCGGTGCTTGGCGGCTGCGGGTTGGGGTGGCATGGAGTTCGGTTCCGCGAATGAAGTACAGAACGCTATCCACCAGCAAGCTACGCCTAAAAAACGTGCGACCAAGACTAAAGAGGAACTGGTCAAGCTGATCAATGAGGCATCGAGCCCTGAGATCCTATCGGTGTTTTGGAAAGCTCTGAGCCCAGAGGAACGTGAGCTGGTCAGGACTGAGGCCGCGCACAAGGGGTCACAACTAAAAGAGTCCAAAGGTGTTTTGAAAATAGGGGAGCCAAAAGATGCGTGAGGCCAACCCATTCCAACTAGATGGGAACTGGTGGAACGACCGGCTGGGCAAGCTCACCGCCTCGCGGATGGCGGCGGCTATGAACTTCCTAAAGTCTGGTAAGGAGTCCACGGAACGCGAGAACCTACGCTATGAGGTTGTCGCTGAACGGATAACCAATACCTTTGCGGATAAGTACACGACCTCTGATATGCAATGGGGCGTGGAGCAAGAGGCTGCGGCAAAGGAAAGATTTGAAAGCGTGACCGGCCTGATAGTTACGGACACTCGGTTCATAGACCACCCGCGTATACCCTTTTTGGGCTGCTCACCTGATGGATTTGTGTCTGACGGATGCTTGATTGAGATCAAGTGCCCCAAGACCAAGACCCACATGAAATATATTGCCAACCAAGAAGTCCCTGCGGAATACAAACCGCAAATGACTCTTCAAGCGGCGGTCACGGGTAAGCCGGTCTGGTTCGTGTCCTACGACCCGCGTATGGGTGAGGGCAAGGATCTGTTCATCAAGAAGTTCAAACCCACGCCAGAAGAAATTAAGGTGGTTGAGAGCGCGGCAGAACAGTTCTTGGCTGAGTGTGATGCCCTGTTTGATTTCTACAACAACAAAGCAGTTTACTTTGATAAGGATTAAAAATGTTACTAATTGGATTAGCTCGTATAGGTAAAGACCCAGCAATTCGTTACACCGGTGATGGAAAACCCGTCATGGATCTGTCGTTGGCTATGGACTATGGAAAAAAGGGTGCGGACGGAAAGCGCCCTACGCAATGGATCTCCGCGACCATGTGGGGTGACCGCGTGGAGAAGCTCCAGACCCACCTAGTCAAGGGCCAGAGCCTCTTTGTGACCCTGTCTGAGCCTCACTTGGAGGAATACAAGCGCAAGGACGGAACGACCGGTACTTCGCTCAGAGCGCGGTTAAATGAGCTTGAGTTTGCTGGGGCTCCAAAGGACAAGGTACGCGATGAGCCAAAAGAAAACTTTGACTCCACCGGCCTAATTGATGACATTCCTTTTTAGGGGGACTTATGGAAGATATTTCGTCAATGATTATTAAGCTAGATTTAAACCTGTCGGAATTAAAGCGTCTGACCAGAACCCCAGCGTTTGCCGATAACGAAAAAATTACGCAGATCATTTTGGATATGCGCTGGCAGTTATCGCAAGCCCTAACCGCAATCGGAAAATCAGATGCCGAACCGAGTTAAGTGCTGGGCGCTTAAGGACTCGCGGGGTCGCTACGTTCAGATAGAACATGGTGCGATGCCGCAAGAAGCCTTCAAGAACTTGACATTTAGAACACAGCGGGCGGCTAATGAGTGGCTGGCTAGGAACTTGTACTGGTACTACAAGGCCAAACCAGTTCAAGTAATAGTCAACATCAAGGAGGTAGGTGAACCATGACTTTTATCTCTCACTTAGTAGCCGCCGACATCTGGTTCTTTGTTCTGTGGATGATTGCGATGATTGCAATGGTCTGCTTTGTTTGTTCACAAAAGGAAAAAAAAGATGAAAAGACTACTGATAGTTCTCGCCCTAACTGGGTGCGCCACAAACCCCGGTAGCTATACCGTCCCGCCACCGGCCCAGAAGCTCATCGTGGATAAGGAAGTCCACGCCATGACCCGCTTAGAGACCGCCAACGCCATTCAGGACTGTCAAGCGGCTAGGACTAGGGCTGTGGTGATCTACGGTCGCAGAGCCGTGGGAGGGGTGACTAGGGACGTAGTTATTGATGTAACTTGCGCCCCGCTGTACTAAAAAAGAACCCCCAAAAGGGGGTCGTAAGGCCCGTAAGGGCAAAGAGAAAGCGTCTTAACTGTAAGTCCTAGTCCCCTGCCGGTCAATGATTAACGCCTGACCGCGTGGGGACGTTTCCGGGGTGTTTGGGACGCTGATATGAGTCCAGCTATCGAACTCTAGGATAATCTGGTCAAAGGGCACAGAGGCCGCTATACAAGCCTCTACGACCTCCCGTGGCTTCATGCCGGGAACCCGTAGGTCTGCCGCACAGCCAAGCCGGTGCTGGGAGGTGTCTTTGGAGCCCGCCGCGTCATTAACTTGTTTTGACCGAAAGCCTGAATTGATCATTACCGGTTTACCCCCGACCGCAGCCTTGACCTTTTCCAGTAGTTCCGCGAGACGGATTAGGTTCTCTTTTTCCGCGTTTGAGGGAATGTTCAACCAGCCGTTACGCTCGGCGGTCTCGCTTCGGGTCAGTTCCTCGTAGGAAAAATGCTCACTTAGCTGCATCTTTTGTCCTTTTCATGTCCATGACCTTTTCCAAAGTTCTGCCACCAAAGTAAAACGACATGACCAGCATCCCCCATTGGCCTAAAAGGGATACAAAGTTGTCAGAGATGTCTAGCCCCATAGCGTCCATAACCGCAAGGGCTAGGTAGGCCGTCAGGATGTAGATCAAGGTCATGGGTCGGATGTTCTTGGATAGCCAAGAGTCCGATTTCATGTCGGCTTCGGCCCGCTTGGTCAGGTTGTCTTGCTCGTTCATATCCGCTTGGATCTGGGCAAGCTCACCCTTTTGTTGCATCTCCATAAGCGCAACTTGGGCTCTGGCCTTGGCCTCCGGGTCGGGTAGAACCTTGTCTAGGATCTTGCTACCTACTTCTAAAAGCATACCGATTGGGATCATTTTTTCTCCTTCGCTAGGATGGTTGAGGCAATCTGCAACATGGTTTTTGCTTGGTCTAGGTTGGCTGGCGGTGTAGCCCAGCCCACGGTAATCTGGCCTATGAACCGGCTATGGTCTGGGGGGACGCTCACCCTGCACCCAAAGGTCATGCCCTTTTCTATGTACCAAAGCCCCACCTCGGACTGAGCTGCTTTGTATTCTCCGCAGGGGATCTCGTTAGCCATGAGCGCGACTACGTCCTTATTGTTACTGGCGTTGCTGGTAAATAGACCAACGTCTAAACCCTCCATAGTTTTGTCACGGCCTTCTTTTGTGTAGGCGCGATACAAGACCCGCGAGCCAATCAGGGGGTTGACCTTGAAAATAGCGACCACTTGGGCGTTGGTATGCTTGAATAAATGGGTGGCCGCGTCATCGACCCTACCTTCAGCTATTTGGGGGAGCTTCTGGTGTTCCTTGTAAGTCCCAACAATCAGTTCTCGGTGGTCGTAAACGATGTACCCAGCAAAGGCTAGGATTGCCATCAGGATCAGCGCGAATAGCTTAAACGGGCTATCCACATAGGCCAAGACCTTTGATAGGGTGTCCTGTTGCTCGCTCACAGATGGCCCTTGTAGATGTAATAAAGGGTGACCAGTAAGGTAGCCATGCCCACCGCGTAGACTTGGACTGACCGCCAGCGTTTTAAGTCATCTGTCAGCTCTTGCTTATTGGTTCTGGACTCGTTTTGCATCTTTTCTTTTAGGTCTAAGACCTTGCCAAACTGGATACGGCCCTCGTCCTCGCCAAACTGCTGACAGAGCAGTTCCTTGACCTCATCTTCCATCTGCTTGATTCGATATAACCTTCGCCACTCACTCATGGCGGTCATAATCGTAACCTCGTCAGTTTTGATCTTGTTTTTTAGCTTATAGGCTTGGCGGGCTTTTAGCTCCGCAACCCCAAAGTTTTGGATAGACTCTACTGCTTGGCTGATCTCACGACCAGACTTGATGGCAGACTTTATGCCTTGGGTAGCCTGTTGAGCTGCCGTAATGATTGGGTCTATGTCGCTCATAATTCATTTGTCTGCCTTGTCGTTTAAGCGATCATATAGCGACCCGATTAAACTCTCTATCTTGTCAAACCTTGCGCTCATCTCAACCCTAACCTCTCGCAAGTCATCCCTGCGGACATAAAGCTCGCGCAGTTCTTTTTCTATCTCATGAGTGTTTTTACGCAACTCTTTTAGTGAGTCCCATATCTCGCGGGCAAACCAGCCCAGCGCCGCCAAGACACCACCCAACCCGATATTGATGACGGTTTGCCAATCCATATTAGGTTTTCATTATGTAGCACAGGGCGTAGTACGGGGGCAGATTGGCGTTGGTTCCTGAAGTACCCGCAGAAGATGTCGTTCCCGATACCGTATGCGAATGGCTTCCAGCGTCTGAAGTCGTAGAAGTATAGTTTCTAGCCTCGCCAGATCCTTGGTTTACGCCACCAGTTCCCAATCCGCTGACCGCAGTTGCGTTATAAAACGGCGTTGCTGAATCGTCACAAACGTAGGATAAGTGGTTGTGAGCTGCTTGCGTAGAAGTTGTTTCGCTAAACGTATGGGTATGGGTTACAACGATAGCGTTAGCAGAACCGCCGGTAGCGTCCACGGAATAAGTTGATCCAGCCCCAACCACAAACCGGTCTCTCAAGTCAGGAGTCCCGTTAGATCCGTTACACAAGACGTAGCCCGCAGGGATAGAACCGATGGAGCCCGACCACAAGAAAATACCGCCCGCAGGGATTGGGGTCGCAGCCGGTGGGGTTGCGCCAATGATCCCGTAGAGGTTGTCGTAGGTTTGGATGGTTACGTCTGATGAGTCCTTGAGTATGAACTTATAGAAGTACCCCTCGGTCAGCCAGATGTCGTTAGGCGGTCTACCGCTTGTCCCTAGAATGATTGGGTTAGCGTTAGCCGTAAGCCCTGAACTACTGGTGTAAGTAGCTAGTGGCGTACTAGACCCAGCCTGATAGGTGTAAATTTTACCGGCGTTTAGCGGTGCGCCATTGTTATCAAAAAACTGAAATCCGTTGCCGATTGGCGAAAGATTGACTGCCATTATTTTTCCTTCCCAATATCCTTGAGTTTAATTTCTGGTTCTGTCTGGTAAGTAGCCCGCGCAGCTTTGTACTTATTTTTTTCCTGTTGCCGTTTAGTTACCTTTTGAGTTAAAAGGCCGCCATAAGGATCTAATGCTTCTGCCGCAAGCGCATCTTTGCTCATCTTTTCTTTTAATGTTTTTGCCCAACTGACCGCTGGTATGGATGCGCCACCGGTTTCCATAGCCAGCTTTGCTTCTAATCCTTGGGATAAACCTGTTTTTGCC